TTGGACTTTGGTTGACGACCACCGACCCATTATTAAAATGGAGTCTGGACAAAGACCAGACCTTCGTGATGCTATGAACGATGTAGCAAATACTGTAGAATATATGTTAAGTCAATCTTGACTTTATCGGGCGATTAACTCAGCGGTAGAGTGTCTGATTTACATTCAGAAAGTCCGCAGTTCGAATCTGCGATTGCCCATTTTAAATTTTAATGTAGAGTTGTATAAATAACAAAAAATACTCTACATTACTATGGCGATTTCAAATTGTTTGAATTGTAATAAGCAATTTAAATATAATCCAGCAAATAAATCTGGAAAATATTGCTCTTGTAGATGTTCTTCTGATTATAGAAGTAAAGAATATATATTTGGATGGTTGAATGGTAAAGAATTGGGTGGAAATGGATTTCAACTATCGCAATATGTTAGAAATTATTTGATAGAGCAATCTAATAGTAAGTGTTCTAAATGTGGTTGGTCGGAAATTAATTCTAATACTGGAAAAGTTCCACTCCATATAGACCACATTGATGGTGACCCATTTAATCATACTTCAAGTAATCTTAGAGTTTTGTGTCCAAACTGCCATTCATTAACTGAAACTTTTGGATCAAAAAATATTGGAAATGGAAGATATTCAAGAGGATGCAAACATCCCAAACATACTGTAATGCCCACTTTATAAATACTTGAAAAAAGTATTGGTATAATGGAAAAGTTATTTAAACTATTGAGTGATGCACAAGCGTCTCTTTTTGTCCTTTTTCATAAAACTTGGGTCTATCATTGGAATGTTGTAGGAGAAGATTTCCAACAACTTCATACCCTTTTTGGTGGACAGTATGAGACTATGTTTGAAGAGATTGACCGTCTCTCAGAACATATGAGATATTTGAATGTTAAACCTCTCAGTAGCTTAAAGAGAGTTCTTGAAGTGTCTGGTATTGCTGAAGGAAATAGTTCAGTAAACGCTGAAGGTATGATTTCAGACTTATTGAAATCTAATATTGAGTTCTGCGATATGATGTCCAAGATTTCAGAAGAAGCAGAAACTCAAAAGTCATATGCTACCGCAAATCTGGTCCAAGATTTGATGGAGTCTCACGGCAAGTTTGTATGGATGTTGCGTTCATTTTCAGATAAACCAACGCAAAAGGTTGACGAACAAATTGAAGTTATTGAAGAAACGGTAGAAGAGTAATTTAAGACAATGGAAAATTTAAAAATCAGATGCCGCTCCTGTAACAGGGAGTTAGAGGGGCATCCTACTAAAACTGTGTCGTGTGGTTGTCCAAATATGGCGACTGTTCGTGGAGATAGAATCTCAGCTATTGACTTATCTAAGGTTGTTATGCTAAACTCTTATAGTAATAATTCAAGGTCTGGTGTTCTTACCAATGAAGACCTTGCATTTCAAGAAGCAAGACGCCAGCGTAAAGTAAAGCGTCTTGATTTCGAAGTCCGCTGAGGACTTATTTGGAAGGTCAATCCGATTGGCGACGGAACCGCTCTTGAAAAGCGTTGAGGTGTTAAAGCCCTTGGGAGTTCGACTCTCCCACCTTCCGTTCTTATAAATACCAGAAAAGTCTTTGTGACGAATGGGTATTCAGATAAACGGGCAAACTGATACTATTACAGCGATTGATGGGAGTTTGACTGTCAGTGGTGCCGAACTACCTACTGTAACAAACTTAAATGCGACTGGTATTGTTACTGCTACTGGAGGTATTGTAGTCGGTACTGGTGCTTCTGTGTATTCTCCAGCGACTAATGTATTATCTCTGGGAACCAATAACACAGAAAAAGTTCGTATAGATTCCAGTGGTAACTTTAATCTTGTGAATACTGCGGGAATAATGACCGCTTTTAAATATGAGACTCCAGCATTAATCAACAATCATTTTAAAAGTCAAAGCACAACAGCAGGTGCTTATGTAAGAATGTATGCTGCCGCTAGTAGTGGACAATGGGATATCTATGGTAATGGAGCAAACTTAAGATTTAGTGATAATGCTAGTTCTGGAAATATCCAGATGGATAGACCATTATCAATGAATAGTCAAAATATTATAATGAGTAGTGGATATGGTATAGACTTCTCTGCGACTGCTAATAGTTCAGGAACAATGTCTTCTGAAGTTTTGAGTGATTATGAAACAGGAACTTGGACACCAACACTTACCGCTTCTGGTGGAGCTCCAACTGGTATTAGTTACTCAATTCAGACTGGCAGTTACACTAAGATAGGTAATATGGTTTATGTTTCTTTTAGAGCAACTTTTACATTTACAAATGGAACTGGTAGTGGAGGCGTTCAAATAGCTGGATTGCCTTTCACTGCGGCAAATATAGTTCAAGCAAAAACTACTCCTCAACAGGATAATATTACATATACTGGTTTTACCTATTTGGATATGAGTGCTTCTTCGGGCGGTACTACTATTAATTTTGCTAAAAATAGATCTGGAGGTAGTGCTGCTAGCGTAGCATTAACTGATTGTAGTAGCGGTGGAACAGATATTAGTGGTGGAGTATTCTATAGAATTTGAAATATCTAATAAATATCTAAGCCTAAATCTGTTTCATCCGGAGGATTATCCTAATGGCACTTGAAGAAAAATCAGTCGTAGATAAGATTGAAGTTCTACTACTAGGACAAATACAAGTTCGTAGAAGAGACCAAATTCTTAAAGATGGTGTAGAAGTTGCAGCAACTTATCACCGTCACGTTCTATCACCTGGTGATGACCTCACAAACGAAGACCCAAGAGTCGTAGCAATCGCAGAAGCAACCTGGACACCAGAAGTCATTTCTGCTTATCAAGCATCGTTAGAAGTATCAAGCGATACACCTTCTTTATAATCTCTTAAACACTATCACCAAACCCACACACAGTTGACAGGTTGAAACTACTCGCTAGCATAACTAGTAGTATTCAACCTAAAACCCCTATGGATCAGCACACCTACGACAATTGGGTGAAGATCAAGGAGACTTTTGAAGCCTCTGGTAATACAGATAATATGTTTTACAAGAGAGCAGTTGAAATTGCTAAAACGAGGAGAGACCCTCTGGCGAAGTTTCTTGGTGATGAAAAATGAAAGACGAACACTTTCAAAAGAGAGCGTTTATTCTCAGTTCATTTTCTAGATTAAAAATTCAGATTGCTACTGATTCTTACAGATTTGCTGATAAAATCATTAAAGAAAACTGGATTTTACCAGAAGACTTGGATGAACTTGATAGAATGATTCGTAATGAGTTCCATAAATTTACTACCTATGGATAAGGAAGAAGTTCAGTCGATGATTGATGAATCCATCGCAGCAGCAATACGACGACACAATCGTAATGCTTCTATCATCAGTATGTGTGTCGGTTGGGTAGTTCTCGCATTATTTGCAGAAGGACTTCTACGACTTATTGGGGTCATTCCACCCCTATTACCGTGGCTCAAAATCACTCTGAACTAATCTTTTTAGTTCCTTGGTTTGTTCTTGTAGGCATTGCACTATCAATGTTTATTCAAGGTTGGATGCTAATGAATGCTCGTTACGGGTATTCAAAAAGTCCAAAAGTTAAACATCCAGAATTAAATGGCGTTAAGGCAGGAGACCCTCTACTAGTGGTAAGATTTACAGAAAAAGATTTACAAGAACTCCAAAAAAGAGTTTTACAACAGAAGATAGACGAATTATTTGAAGAACCTTCAACTTATGAGGACGAAGAAGATGACTAACACGATTTTTGCAGCAATGACTATATTTGGTATAATCGGACTATTCATTATTTGGGCACTCAATAACGCATATCCACAATGATTTTTCATATTGTAGAGGCACTTGCGAATAGTCCAGTTTGGTTGGGTCTTTGTGGGTTGGGCTTGACGATTGCTCCAATTATGGGTATAATGCTTATACACCGAAATAAATAACGGTAACGGAGTATCGCCTAACTTGGTCATGGCACCTGCTTTGGGAGCAGGAATAATTTCGGTTCAAATCCGAATACTCCGACTGTCCAGTTTCTAATCTGGACCACTTGACTAAACAAACCCAACACCTTATAATACTAGAGCAAACAATTCAAAACAATGTCTCTGACCGCAAAATTCAAGAAAGATGTTAGCACTCTACGCTCTGCTGCTAACGGTGAATTCTACCTTGATGTAAAGAATCCGAAACTTTATAAAAAGGTTCGTCGCTTCTATGAGAACGAAGGTGTAGTATTTTCTGGAGACCCTCTGGATGACTACGAAATGCTAATGGAATATGTAGCACACGACCTGGAATCTGTTGAAGTGGCATGACAAAAGTTCTTCTTGAACGCGAAGGATACCGCTTCATTGAGGCAGGTATCCTTGAAATAAATGGAAAACCAGATTATCGTATGCAAAAACAAAATTATTATACGAAACGCTGGAACGACATTTATCTCTTTGATAATGTAATGCAATGTTCTCTAGCAATGGAAGACATCGACTATGCTCGTTGGCTTGATTCAGATAGAGTTCCTTGTTATGTGAGAGACGATGATTAGTCTCGGGATGACTATAAAAGCGCACTGGTCGGGAGCAAACCCCTTATGTCTAACACAAGTATCTTACGATATCTTGGAAATCTCTTTCTCATAATTGGTTATCAAATTATGTTGTGGGGAGATTTTAAAAATGGGTTACTTATAAAATGTATTGGAGGATTACTTACAGTACCTTTTGCAATCAAGTTAAAATTATGGGATGTGCTATTCTTATGTGCATTCTTTACCTTTACTGAGATTTCAAAACTAACCCAACTTTTCTTGGTTTATTAAAATCAAGTGGTGGAGTCAAATATGACCCTATTGTTTTCTTGCTTTTCTCAAAAGTAAGTGGTGCGGATGGGACTCTCTCCCGCCTGGTTTCCAATTTCCAGCCAAAGAATTGGTGGCGTGCATGAAAGACCTGATGGGAGAGTTGCATAAACTCTCCTTTTTTGGTATAATGACTTGATATTAAATTAATTGTATGAATATACACTTGACTTATTTTGGAGATAATAACTTCTCTATTGGTAAGAATAGGATACGCAAACAAGCAGAGAATTTTGGAGTATTCAAATCTATTCAAGAGTTCGGTGAAAGTGATTTAGAAGGAACTGAATTTTGGGAAGAACACGCTAAGCTTCTAATGATTCCTCGTGTGGGAATGCCTAGCAAGTATTATGGATATTATGCTGCTAAGTCTTATTTTGTTGGTAAGGCACTTTCCAATATTCCTGAAGATGATGTCCTTCTTTATGTCGATTCTGGATGCGAACTTAACAAGAACGGATTAGAAAAACTTCAACAATATTATCAGGAGTGTTTGGATAATAACGGCGTGTTTTTTACATTGGATCTTCCTGAAATCCAATGGACAAAGATGGATACCTATCGTAGAATTATTGACGAAAACGATGAGTATTTGATGACCAGGCAGATTATTTCTGGTATCTTTCTTATAAAGAATAACTCTTTGATGAGAGAAATTGTTGATAAATGGAAAAATATTTGTCTGGAAGATGATGGGCATTACTTAGATGATAGTCCTTCAGAACTTCCTAACGATTCTATCTTTAGAGAGAATAGGCACGATCAATCTATTCTCTCTCTTATTCTTAAAATTTATTCTGAAAGTTACGACTTTACATTTCACGAAGATGATACTTATGAAACTATCTGGAATTCTGCTGGATTATCTGGTGTTCCTGTAGGGTCAGAACAAGCGAGAGTCTGGAATACTTATGGTAGAGAGTATCCAATCTGGGCTACTAGAAATGGTCAAATTGATTTTACAAATTGCGAAGTATGAAAAGAGCACTAATTACTGGTATTACGGGTCAAGATGGTTCTTATCTTGCTGAACTTCTTTTAGAAAAAGGTTATGAAGTTCACGGCATTATTCGTCGCTCTTCATCAATTAATACTGATAGAATTGACCATTTGTATCAAAATATTAAGTTACATTACGGAGATTTAACAGACTCGACTAATATAGTCAGAGTTATACAAAAAGTCCAACCAGATGAAATTTATAATCTTGGTGCTCAAAGTCATGTTAAGGTATCCTTTGAGATGCCTGAATACACTGCTGATGTCGATGCTGTGGGAACTCTTCGTGTTCTTGAAGCAGTGCGTCTCTTGGGTCTGGAAGACCGTGTACGCATCTACCAGGCGTCTACTAGCGAACTTTATGGTTTGGTTCAAGAAATTCCTCAGCGTGAAACTACTCCTTTTTATCCCCGTTCTCCTTATGGTGTAGCAAAGATTTATGGTTATTGGATTACAAAGAACTATCGTGAATCCTATGGAATGTATGCTTGCACAGGTATTCTGTTTAATCATGAATCTCCAAGACGAGGAGAAACTTTTGTAACTCGCAAAATTACAAGAGGTCTTTCACGCATTTCTTGTGGTCTTCAAGATGTTCTTGAGCTTGGTAATCTAAATGCAAAGCGTGATTGGGGACACGCCAAAGACTTTGTAGAAGCAATGTGGTTGATGCTTCAACAAGACGAACCAGAAGATTATGTAATTGCTACTGGTGTTCAGTATTCTGTTCGTGAGTTTGTAGAGGAAGCAGCACCTTATTTTAATATGAATATTGTATGGGAAGGTGAAGGGCTAGATGAGATTGGTATTGATAAAAATACTGGTAGAACCGTTATTAAGGTAAACCCTAAATATTTTCGACCTGCTGAAGTAGAGACTTTATTAGGTGATGCCACTAAGGCAAAGGAAAAACTAGGTTGGGAACCTAAGACTTCTTTTAAACAATTAGTTGAGGATATGTGCATTTATGGACAGTGATTCTAGAGTATTAGTTGCTGGTGCTAACGGAATGGTTGGTTCAGCAATTGTTAGAAATCTTGAAGAGAAAGGATATACAAATATCATTAAAGGAACTCGTCAAGATGTAGATTTTACAAATCAGGAAGAAGTAGAAAGATATTTTTGCTCAGAAGAACCTGAGTATGTTTTTGTTGCTGCTGCTAAAGTTGGTGGTATTATGGCAAACAGTAACTACAAGGCAGAGTTTCTCACTGAGAATCTTCAAATCCAAACGAACATCATTCAACAGTCTTATAATTTTGGTGTGAAGAAACTCCTGTTTCTTGGTTCTTCCTGCATCTATCCTAAGTTTGCAACTCAACCTATCACCGAAGACCAGTTGATGACAGGTCCTCTGGAACCAACAAATGATGCTTATGCGATTGCAAAGATTGCTGGGATTATGTTGTGTCAGGCATATCGTCAACAGTATGGATTTAATGCAATATCTTTGATGCCTACAAATCTTTATGGTCCTAACGACAATTTTGATTTGGAAACATCACATGTTCTCCCTGCTATGATTGCCAAGTTTTACGGTACTCTTAATCATAGTGAGTATTATGAGGTTAAACTCTGGGGCGATGGATCTGCGATGAGAGAGTTTTTGCATGTTGATGACCTTGCAGAGGCGTGTTATACTTGTATGCAGGTCTATAATGAAGCAGAACATATCAATGTCGGTACTGGTGAGGATGTGACGATTAAGGAACTTGCAGAAACCATTGCTGATGTTACTGGATATACTCGTAATATTAATTGGGACACTACAAAACCAAATGGTACTCCACGAAAAGTTCTGAATGTAGATAAAATTAAATCTCTGGGATGGGAACCAAAGATTGGTCTCCGCGAAGGTATTGAGGAAACTTATAAGTGGTATAAAGAGAATGTCGGTAAGTAATTTTTATAAATCTCATATTGAAGCAATTGTAGATTCCTTTGACCACTTAGAGGAAGATAAAGTAGAAGAACTTGTAAATCTAATCTTAAATTGTAAAGGTAAAGTTCTTTTTACTGGTATCGGTAAAAATGGACATGTTGCTGCTAAGGCAACTTCTACAATGTCTTCAATTGGAGTTCCTTGCTTCTTTATTGATGCTGTAGATAGCGTTCATGGAGATATGGGAGTCATTGATGAGAATGACCTCCTAATTGCTGTATCTAAAAGTGGAAACACCGATGAGTTAATTAATTTCTTACATCATGTTAATCATAAGAATTGTAAGATTGTTTCCATTCATTCTAACAGCGGAAATCAATCTCAAAAGTATTCTTATCTGGATATTAACCTTCATGTAAGTAAAGAAGCGGATCATTTAAATATTGTTCCAACTTCTTCAATTGCTATCTTTACAATATTTCTTCAATCGATTGCTTGTGAGATAGCAAGACAAAAAAATCTTACACTTCAAGAGTTTGTTCGCAATCACCCAGGCGGTAGTATCGGAAAGACAATTATATGATTACTCATAAAGACATTAAGTATGTGATTGTCCAAGCTGGTGGTAAAGGTACTCGCCTTGGAAAATATACACTCAATCGTCCAAAGTGTTTAGTTCCAGTTAAGGGACGACCCATGATTGAGCAGACTCTGGATATCTATCGAGATAAGACTGTAATTATTATAGGAGATGCTCACTTTAAGATGCTTCTGCATTATATTTGTGAGATTACTAGTTTTGATAATTACATTCTTCTTCAGACAGACGAAGATGGTACGGGTGCAGGTATTCAAGCAGCACTTCAAAATGTTCCAGATGGTGAACCATTTATCGTCACCTGGTCTGATTTGTTCTTTGAGAAGGAGCAGGAGTTTGAGTTTGATACTGAAATGTTGGTGGGTCTGGCTGGAAACTTTGATTGTCGTTGGTCCCTAGAGAATGGTACATTCAAAAATATTCCTTCTCAAGAAAAGGGAGTTTCTGGATTCTTTGCCTTTAAAAATAAAGAAAGATTTGTAGATTTAAAAACTGATAAGTCCTTAGTGAGGGGATTTTTGTCTGATAATTATCTACCTTACGAGATTACTTCTTTTACCAATCATAATTGCTTTGAGGTTGGTACAATAGAAAAGTATGAAGAACTTCTCAGTCAAGCAGTTAATCATCGTTTCTTTAATGAAGTTAAGATTGAAGGAGATAAAGTTTATAAGAGATGCATCGATTCCAAATATGATAAAGTTCATCAAGCAGAAAAGAATTGGTATGCTTATGTGAAGGATGATTTCTACAGAATACCTAAGATTTATTCTACCGAACCTTTGGTGATGTCTAAGGTTGAAGGAAACCACGCTTGGAATGTAAAAACAAATAAAGATTGGGTGATTGAAAACTATTGTGATGCTCTTCAACAATTACATTCTATCAATGGTTGCGAACCACTTAGTGATTATGATTGTGCCGATACTTATATGTTTAAACCCTATCAGAGGGTAATGCAGGTTCGTCATATTATTGAAGATTTTTCAAAACCAGTTCTTCAAATTAATGGAAAGTCTTGTCGCAATCCTTTTTGTGATATGAGAAGTTTTGAAGAGATTATGGAGAAACATATACTTAAAGATATCAAATATACAATCATTCACGGAGACTGTACCTTTAGTAATACTATAGTTGATGATAAAAATCAAATCTGGTTTATCGACCCAAGAGGAACTTTTGGTGGTTCTAATATTTACGGTGACCCAAGATATGATTGGGCTAAGTTATACTATTCTGCAGTAGGAAACTATGATAGAATAAACTCCAAGGAGTTTAGTGTAGACCGAACTCAAGGCATTAAGTTGGAAATCAAATCCAATGGATATCAACATCTTGGTAAGTACATTCTTCAAAGGTCAAAAATGACTGAAGTTGAAATGAATCTTATTCATGCAAGTATTTGGTTCTCTCTGTCTGGTTATGTGAAGGAAGATATTGACGCAGTATTATACTCATTCTACAAAGGTTGTGAATTATGGACAGAAGCAATTACTCTGATTTAACCAAAACTTGGTTGTTTGATTTGGATGGAACACTAGTCAAACATAATGGATATAAGAATGGTGGTGATGTATTGTTACCAGGAGTTATTGAGTTCTTTAACACTATTTCGGAAGACGACAAAATTATTATTTTGACTGCCCGCTCTTCTGAATCTAAGCAAGAGACTGAGGAGTTTCTAATTCAAAATAAAATTCGTTTTGATTATATCATTTATGATTTACCTATAGGTGAAAGAATATTATTCAATGATGAGAAACCAAGTGGTCTTAAAACCGCATATGCCTATAATTTAATCAGAGATAAAGGACTATGAATGCTTGCATCACACTCAAAGATTCAAGATTTAATTACTCTTATAAAGGATTCTGTTCGATTGTCTGTGCTATAATTGATATAGCACTTGAACATTATGAAGTTTATGATAATTTAAACTGTTCTGTTTTTGAATCACAAACTCTTAAACTATTTGATAATGTTTATGAGGATGGTGATAATGAATATGATTCGGGGTCTTGGTGGTTAGATAGATTCTTTCAACATCAACTTCACCATTCAAAATATAATGCTCATACGATTGCAAACCTTGAAGATATAAAACTTAAAAACAAAGTATTAAACTCTATTTTAAAAATCAAACCCGATAAACTTAAAAAGTTTGAAGAAAAATATTCACAACTCAATGTTACTGATAAAACTCTTGCAGTTCAGATTCGTGGAACCGATAAGAAAAATGAGATACCTGAACCAAGTATAGATAATATAATTAAAAAGATTGATTATTACTTTGAAACGACAGATGTTCAAAATATATTTTTAGCGACCGATGATATCAAATACTTGAATTCACTTAGCGAAAAATATGGTGACTTGCTTGTATATGATAAGTCACTTTTAATCAGTTCTGATGATACCCCATTACATAATTTACCAGATAGGGACCGAATAAATGAAGAAGTATTATCGAGCGTTTATATTCTTTCAAGGTGTAGTCACTTTTTGTATAGTTTCTCAAATGTTAGCTTCCTTGCGCTAATATTAGGAGCAAATGATTTTAAAACAATAATGAATTTGAATCAATGAAATACATTTATCACCACTTAGGTCTTGGGGACCATATCATTAATAATGGTATGGTGCGTCATTTTTACAATGAATATGGTGCATTGACTTTATTTGCCTATAAGCATAATGTAAAAAATGTGCAGTATATGTATCGTGACTTAGAAAAGTTTCAAGTCATTGGTATTGAAAGTGACCCTCAGGCAGACCAATACATTTCAAATAATAATCTGGATTGTATCAAAATTGGTTTCAGTGATTTGAGTGGTGTGATGCCTGAACTTCCTTTTGATAAGGCATTCTACAAACTTGCTGGACTTGATTTTTCTGTGCGATTTGATGAGTTCTATCTTCAAAGAGATTTAGAAAAAGAGCAAGAGGTAATGAAGACCTTGAATCCAAATGGTGAGTCTTATGTATTTGTTCACGATGATGCCGCTCGTGGATTTTCAATTGATATGAGTAAGATTCAAACAGAGCATAAGATTATTATGAACGATAAGCAATTTAATGTTTTTGATTATCTGACTCTGATTGAAAATGCAGAAGAAGTTCATTTTATGCAGTCTTCATTCAAAGAATTAATCTGTTCTTATAAGTTAGATAAACCAGTTCTTTATCAACATAACTATGTAAGAAATTATGGACCAGAAATGAATTCATCTGGTCTGAACTCATTTATTGAGGTAGAGTGATGATTAGTATTGTAACTGGTACTTTAAATCGTGCAGGAATGCTTCCGACTTTAATCGCAAATACTGTTCTTGCTGATGAAAGATTGGAACTTGTATTGGTTGATGGTGGAAGTACTGATGGAACTATCTCTCTTATTAAAGATGTAAATCATCCTAGAATTAAACTAATTGAGGTTGGTGGTCGTAGCTCTTATCCCCACTTTATGAATCTGGGCATTCAAGAAGCAACTCACGAAGTTATTTGTCAGTGGAACGATGATGTATTTTTGTGTAATGATTGGTCTGAAGTATTTCTAGAACTTCAATCAAATCACGACTTTTATCTTTTTAATTGGAAGTATGGAACTTATGAAGACACTAAAAATCCGGATTGGTTAAAAGGAAGAGACCATACGGAAGGTTGGTGTTTGTGTAATATTGCTGATTCTGGTGGAGAGATTGTAATGAATTATGGTCTCTATCGCAAAAAGATTTTCAGAGAGATTGGAATGTACAATCCCGATTATCGATACTATTATGCTGATGCTGATATGGCGTATCGTGCTTGGTCCTTTGGGTATAAGGTAAAAGACCTTAGACACATTAAAGTTTGTTCTCTTCCAGCAGATAAGGTAGCAACACCTTATCCTGAAGATCAAGCAATCTATGAGAAGAATCTTTCACTCTATAAGCAGAAGATTCTTCCAGAAAGTCTTCAATATCTTTGAATAATCATCGCTCTGTGATCTTCTAACTGATTATCATTTTCGTCAAAAGGTTCTCCAATAAAAGCAAAGTCATCTAATTGGCGGTCTCTCTTAATAGCGACACCAATACCTTCATAATTAAAATATTCATCGTGAAGGAATAAACTCTCAAGAGCTCTAGGATAAATGATTTCTTGTAAGAATCTTTGATCCACTGCTCTATCTGTTACCCAAGAACTGGTTCTGATGTATTCATCAATTTTCTCCTGAATATTTTCGACAAAACATCCTCTTGCTCCCCACATACCAGCATTAATTTCCCAAGCGTGACCACCAGGATGGTCCCGAATAATATGAAAACATTTTCCAGATTCTAACCATTCTTCTACTGCTACAGCATCGCGCTCAGAGAGACGGGAATCACAATCTCTTGAAATGAAGCATTCTACTTTTTCTGATGCTGGAGCAAAACGCCACATAGCGTTGCATACTCCCTGATCAACTCCGGTATTAACTAGAACAACTCCTTTTCCATCCAGTTCATCTAATACATAATTTGGTACGGAGTCATTGTGATAAACTCTCATTTCCCAATCGGGAAAGAATAATTGTTTTAATTCTGAGTTTCTGATCGCACCTATTGTGTATTTTGGATTATTGCCGTATAATGAAAAGGATATGACTCGCATTTTTTTAATTCAACATCAGATTTATATATTATATCACCTATGAAAAAAAAGTTCAATTTAGTTGGAGATACCTTCACTCACCTCACTGGAGGAAATAAGGGGTATTCTGTACACGGAAAGGAATCAAAATATATTGAATGGATTCACGATAATTCTATTGGTGAAACCTTTTATGTTGATGATACGATTGCTCGTGCTTTCACTGATAATATTGAAGGAAAAAAGTATGCTTGGATTTTGGAATCCAAATATATTAAACCTGGTATTGTTGAAGATGTGAAAAGAAACCTCCAACAATATCTTGATACTTTTGAAACTATTTTTACTCATAGTCAAGAATTACTTACTCTTGACTCTAAGTTCAAGTGGTGCCCCGCTCAAGGGTTTTGGATTCAAGAACCAGAGATTTATGAGAAGACAAAGATGATTTCTATGATTTCATCAAATAAGACAATGACTGAAGGGCAGCGTCTTCGTCTTCGTTGGGTTGAAATGATTGGAGACCAAATTGATCTTTATGGTCGTGGATTCAATGAGATTGCCCTGAAGGAAGAAGGTTTGTGTGATTACATGTTTTCTGTAGTTATTGAAAATGGATTCTACGAATCATATTTTACAGAGAAGATTCTTGATTGTTTTGCTACTGGTACTATTCCAGTTTATATGGGTTCTCCTGATATTGGTAAATACTTCAACAAGGATGGAATTATTGACTTGAGTGAAGAGTTTGATGTATCTGAAGAAATCTACTTTAGTAAAATCGATGCAGTCAAAGACAATCTTGAGAGAGTAAAACAATATGAGATTCTTGAAGACTTTATCTATCTGAATTATTTTAACAAATGACTATAAGTTATAATCGGCTAGGTTCCAATGGTCGTTTAGGGAACCAAATGTTTCAGTATGCTGGTCTTCGTGGAATTGCCGCCAATCGTGGATTTGATTGGGTAATTCCTCGTCCAGAAAGTTATGGGGATTCCAACTATGGACTCTTCGATTGTTTTGAAATGAGTTCAGTCAAGGAAAAGAACTTTGGGTATTTAAATGCTCAGAGTATTCAAACTGGACAATTTCATTTCAGTCAAGAGTTCTTTGATAAATGTCCCGACAATGTAAATCTTCACGATTACTTTCAGTCTGAGAAATACTTTTTGAATGTAAGTAATACTATTCGTAAAGACTTTACCTTTAAGAAAGAGGTTTTGAATCCTTGTAAAGAGATTGTATCTGAACTGGACAATCCAATTTTTCTTCATGTTCGTCGTGGTGATTATGTGAATAGTCAAAACGCACATCCAGTATGTTCGATTGAGTATTATCAAAAGGCATTAGAATATTTCAACAGCACTTCTCCCGTTCTTGTTTTCTCTGACGATATTGAGTGGTGTAAAGAGCAAGAACTATTCTCTGATGACCGCTTTATGATGTCTGAGTATCAAGAAAAATATCCTCAGACTTGTGATACGAATGATGGGAGACAAAATTCTTTGATTCCATATTTTGATTTGTGTATGATGTCTCTTTGTTCTGGAGGTATCATTGCGAATAGTTCTATGAGTTGGTGGGGTGCCTGGTTAATTCGTAATCCAGTACAACCTATTATTGCTCCTAAGCCTTGGTTTGGTCCTCAATATAATGATTATTATATGGGTGACCTTCTTCCTGAATCTTGGGTTGAGGTTGAACTATGAACTTAAGTTTCTTAATGCCTTGTCGGATTGAATCGGAAGACCGACTGAAAAATGTAATTACTTCAGTCAGTTATCTTTCCTATCATTTCCCACAATGTCCTATTATTATAAAGGAGAATGATACTCAATCTATTTTTCGGGAGAGAGTAGTTCCCATATTAGTAAAAATATTTGGTAAAGTTCCTGATAATATTCGACATATTTTCGAACAATCAGACAATAAGTTCTTTTATAAAACTAAAATCCTGAACGATTTGCTTCTAGCAGCAAATACTGAGGTTGTTTATAATTACGATGTGGATGTTGTTTATCCCGTAACCAGTTATCGCACTGCCTATGAGATGATTACTCAAGGTGGTTTTGATGCTGTCTATCCTTATGGTTGTGGTGTCTATCAATGGGCAGTTGATTATCCAGTGCCTTTGTTTGATGCCTTTATCAAATCTGAGTTTGATTTGACTGTTCTTCAACCTAATTGCAATCTCCAACCCTCCGTAATGGGTTGGGGTCAAATGATTAAGCGTCAAGTTTATATTGACTCTTATATGTGGAATGAGAACTTTATTTCCTGGGGTGCCGAGGATTGTGAATATTACTATCGTCTTCAGGCTCTAGGATATCGAGTCGGTCGTGTTAAGGATGTTGTCTATCATCTTGAGCACGGTAGAACATTTAATTCTCATTATCATAATCCAAAGTTTATGGATAATCATAATCTTTGGCAGGTAATCCGAACACTGGACAAAGATGCTATAATAAGGTATTATGAGGATCAAGACTATGTTAAGAGGAGGAGGAATCAACTGAATGCTAGCGTTTAATTATCTTGGGCAACTTGGAAGACTTGGAAATCAAATGTTCCAATATGCTTCTCTGAGAGGTATTGCTCGTCGTCGCGGATATGATTTTTGTATTCCCAATCACAATCAAGTAACTAAAGATCCTTATGGATTTGATTTGAAGATTGAACTCTTCTATCCATTCAAAATGTTACATGTTCTCCCTCATAATATTAAACTTTTAGATAGGGGATATGCACCAGTAGCAGAAGAAAGATATTTTCATTTTGATGAAACACTCTTCACGATGTGCCCTGATGAGATTAGTCTTGCTGGATTCTTTCAATCTGAAAAATACTTCAAACATATTGAGGATGAGATTCGTGCGGACTTTTCGTTTAAGGATGAGATTCTAGAACCTTGTAAAGAAATGATTGGTTCAGTTGGAGAAGCAATCAGTCTTCATGTTCGTCGCACAGATTATCTTCAGAATCCAAATCATACCGCACTTGATTTGGAGTATTATCAAAAGGCACTTAAGCATTTTAATGATACTTCAACAGTCATTGTATTTTCTGATGACCCTGAATGGTGTAAAGAACAAGACCTATTCTCCGATGATAGGTTTATGATTTCTGAATCTGGTGACCAATATGTTGATTTGTGTCTGATGAGTCTTTGTAAACAACACATTATTGCTAACTCTTCTTTCAGTTGGTGGGGTGCCTGGTTATCTGAATCTGATGATGTTGTGGCTCCTGAAAAGTGGTTTGGTGAAGGTAATCAAGATAAAGACACTAAAGATTTAATTCCTGAGCGTTGGGCTAGAATCTAATGGATAGAAATAAGGCAGTATATAAACTTAAGGGTCTTCCTCCCATCTATTATCTCAATCTGGATGAACAACCAGAAAGAGCAGAGTATATGGAAGGTCAATTTAAGTATTGGGAGATTGAAAACTATACTCGCATCTCTGCTTATGATGGTAGGGATGGTAGAGACCTTGGAGACATCCTCAAAGGTCGTTATCCTGATATGATGTCTTCTGGTGAGGTAGGTTGCACTACATCTCATTTGAAGGCACTGAAGCACTTCTTAGAGAACTCTGATTCTCCTTGTGCTTTGATTATGGAGGATGATTGTGATTTAGAACCTGTTAAGCACTGGGGATTCAGTTGGAAAGATTTCTTTTCTAAGATTCCTTATGCTTATGATGTAGTTCAACTTGCAATCATTAATCCTGCACAGGTTCATTTGAAATTGCATCGTAGATTTGTGAATGACTTTTCTACTGCTTGCTACTTGATTACAAGACATCATGCACAAAAATTAATTGATTTGCATGTTCGTGGTGATAAGTATAAGATTGATAACGGAGTTAAACCAAGAGCAGTCGCTGATGACTTGATTTACAATTCTGGGAATACTTATGCGATTCCTCTGTTTCTTTATAAGATTGAATTAGGGTCTTCTATTCATACTGACCATATTGATGTTTTCCATAAGTCAAGTTATGAAGGTCTCTGGCAATTTTGGAGAAATGATTCCTCAAACATTGAGGACTGGAATGCAATCTTTGACTATGACCCTTATTTTGGAACTCTACCGCCAGGATTTGAAAACAAATAAACACAAAGGGGGCTTGACGCCCCTTTATTTTTGCTATATAATTGTGTAACAATTCTTAATGAATGTACAATGACTGTAACAACTAATGAGTATGGGCAACAAAATATGTTTGCCAAAGAGCCCACCATGTATTATGAGAACTATGGTATGCTCACACCTAATCAAGTAAAGGAGAGGACTAATGGGCGCTGGGCAATGGTCGGTTTTGTTGCTGGCATCATTTCTTATGTTAGCACTGGCAACTTCTTCTTCGGTATCTTCTGATGACTGAAACAATTTTCACTATTACCTCAGTTGCCTTTTTTGTGCTTCTGTGTTATGCTGTAGAGAAAGTTGCGGAAACTTATTGATGAATGCTGCTGTGGTAACTGGTGATATGTTGGGGCAACTTAGTATTGCTCTTCAACAACTTATAGAAGAAGGTACTTGGGATAAAAATGATAAACTCTCTGTTGAAATCGGTGGTGTAGCAGTAACTGGAACTGCGACTCACCCAGAAGCAAATGCAAAGTGGGCAAAGCCATTTGGGACCGTATCATATCAGAACGACGCTTTTATTGTTATCAAAAATAAAACCAAAAGTCCTATGGTCTTCTCCCAACCCAATCCAGAACTTAAACAACAACACCCTTATAAAGGAGAAAACAAATGAACAAAATTTTTACTGAAAAAGCAGAACGCATTAATGGTTGGGCTGCGATGATTGGATTCGTTGCTGCTGCTGGTTCGTATCTGGTCACTGGACAAATCATTCCTGGTGTGTTCTGATGGAGGTTAAAATGCGTAAAGAAGGTTATACTATTCCCGAAGTCCAATTTCAATTTCGTGAAAATGGAGAATTTGTAACACGCACTTCCGCAGAACTCTTTGATGGTAAGCGTGTAGTTATCTTCTCACTTCCTGGTGCATTTACTCCTACCTGCAGTGCATATCAACTGCCTGGTTTTGAAGAGAAGTTTGATGATTTTATTAGTCTTGGTGTGGATGCTATTTACTGCATTTCTGTTAATGACGGATTTGTAATGAATGCCTGGGCACAAGACCAAAACATCCAAAATGTAAAACTGATTCCCGATGGAAACTCATACTTCACCCGTTCGATGGGTATGCTCGTCAGCAAGTCGAATCTTGGCTTCGGTCAGCGCAGTTGGCGTTACGCTGCTGTGGTAGACAACGGTGTTATTGAAAAACTGTTTGTTGAAGCAGGGCAGCGTGATAATGCCGACACTGACCCTTATGAAGAAACTACTCCAGAAGCAGTATTTGAATATGTGAAAACAACTGTGAGGGAAACCGCACAGGTCTGATAAATTAAGAGGACCTTTTTCTATATAAAGAAGAGGGTCCTTTTTTTATGCCTAGAAATCAACTAACTAAAGATGAGATGAGAGTTCAAGTTCTTAAATTGAAAAAGGACTTGGATAACGAGTGGATGAATAAGACTGGGTACGATCCAAAGTGGTTGGCGCATCATTATCTCAACAAAGTCCTGGATAAGATTGAAGAGTACAGGGCTTGACACCAGAACCAGACCGTAGTATGATAAATAGGTAAACAAATGTTACGAAATACTCATATTTCTTAACATTGTCAACACCCGTTAACCGAGACCTATGGGTGTATAAATTACGTCTCTCATATCCCGCCTGAGGGTGGCGGGAGCATAGTAACTCCACCATTTCCCTGATGGTCTTACTACCTGTTTATTAAAAATGACTGCTACACTTTCACGTCAAAAATCACAATCGAATACTTGGGAACAGTTCTGCAATTGGGTTACTTCAACCGATAATCGTCTTTATGTCGGTTGGTTTGGAGTCCTGATGATTCCTTGCCTGCTTGCTGCTACGACTTGTTTCATCATCGCATTCATCGGTGCTCCCCCTGTGGACATTGATGGTATCCGTGAACCCGTTGCTGGTTCACTCATGTACGGAAACAACATCATCTCTGGTGCTGTTATTCCTTCGTCCAATGCTATTGGACTGCACTTTTACCCCATCTGGGAAGCTGCTTCCCTAGATGAGTGGCTTTACAACGGTGGTCCGTTCCAACTGGTTGTGTTCCACTTCCTGATTGGTATCTACGCTTACATGGGTCGTGAGTGGGAACTCTCCTACCGCCTGGGTATGCGTCCTTGGATCTGTGTTGCTTACTCGGCACCTGTTGCTGCTGCATCTGCTGTATTCCTGGTCTATCCTTTCGGTCAAGGTTCTTTCTCTGATGCGATGCCCCTGGGTATCTCTGGTACTTTTAACTACATGCTTGTGTTCCAGGCAGAGCACAACATCCTGATGCACCCCTTCCACATGCTTGGAGTTGCTGGTGTCTTCGGTGGTTCTCTGTTCAGTGCTATGCACGGTTCTCTGGTTACTTCCTCGCTGGTTCGTGAAACCACTGAGAATGAGTCGCAGAACTATGGTTACAAGTTCGGTCAAGAAGAAGAGACCTACAACATCGTTGCTGCTCACGGTTATTTCGGACGCCTTATTTTCCAATATGCTTCCTTTAATAATTCCCGTTCGCTGCACTTCTTTTTAGCGGCGTGGCCAGTAGTTGGTATTTGGTTCACTGCTCTTGGTGTTAGCACCATGGCTTTTAATCTCAACGGACTGAATTTCAATCAGAGTATTCTGGATAGTCAGGGTCGTGTGCTCAATACTTGGGCAGATGTCCTGAACCGTGCTGGACTCGGAATGGAAGTGATGCATGAGAGAAACGCCCATAACTTTCCACTAGACCTTGCTGCTGCCGAAGCAACTCCTGTTGCTTTGACTGCTCCTGCGATTGGTTGATAAGTTAGATTTTTCTAACGGAGACCCCGAAAGGGGTCTTTTTTATTGCTAAATACTTAAAGTTATGGTATAATAACTTTAACAACTAAACCGACTATGAAAACTTGTAAAATCTGCAATCAGTTAAAGCCACTTACGGAGTTCTATCAAACTGTAAGAAACGGTAGTCCATATGGGCATCACGGAAAATGTAAAAAATGTTATGTAAAAAAGCAACAAGAAAATTACGACCCAGTAAAAAAGAGGGATGAAAATTTGAAAAGAGTTTATGGTATTGGTATTGAGGAATATAATACTCTGTTAGAAAAACAAGGGCATAAGTGTGCTATTTGCAATTCCACTGACCCGAAAGGTAGAAAATCTGGTAGAGGTGGTGGAGTAGATGTTTTTTATGTTGACCACAATCATAAAACTGGTGAGGTTCGTGGACTTCTCTGCAATGTCTGTAACAGAACTATTGGTTATGTAAATGAAGATGTTGAATTAATTAGAAATATGATTGAGTATGTTAAACGGCATAGGGATGAGCACTAATACTCATTGACCTCTCTGTTAAGATATGTTAACATAAATATGAGAAATCACTAGGGAGGCTATGACTTCTTCAACACTTTCACAACCTATTCAACAAAGGGGATGGTTTGATGTACTCGACGACTGGGTTAAGCGAGATCGTTTCGTTTTTGTTGGCTGGTCTGGACTTCTTCTTTTTCCCACTGCTTACCTTGCTCTTGGCGGTTGGCTTACTGGGACAACTTTCGTTACGAGTTGGTATACTCACGGGTTGGCAAGTTCCTATCTTGAGGGTGCAAACTTTCTTACTGCGGCAGTTAGTACTCCAGCAGACTCTATGGGTCATTCTCTTCTTCTGCTCTGGGGTCCTGAAGCTCAGGGGGATTTCGTCAGGTGGTGCCAACTTGGGGGACTCTGGACTTTTGTGGCACTCCACGGCGCCTTTAGTTTGATTGGATTTATGCTTCGCCAGTTTGAGATTGCTCGTCTGGTCGGCATCCGTCCTTATAATGCTATTGCGTTTTCTGGTCCTATTGCAGTATTCGTTTCTGTATTCCTGATGTATCCACTGGGACAATCCAGTTGGTTCTTTGCACCCTCATTTGGTGTGGCAGCAATCTTCAGGTTCCTTCTTTTCCTTCAGGGTTTCCACAACTGGACCCTCAACCCATTCCATATGATGGGAGTTGCTGGTATACTAGGTGGAGCACTGCTCTGTGCAATTCACGGAGCAACTGTAGAAAACACTCTATTTGAAGACGGTGAACAAGCGAACACTTTCAAAGCATTTGAACCTACGCAAGAAGAAGAGACTTATTCGATGGTTACTGCGAACCGCTTCTGGTCGCAGATATTTGGTATTGCTTTCAGCAACAAGCGTTGGCTTCATTTCTTCATGTTATTTGTGCCTGTCATGGGGCTTTGGACATCATCTATTGGTATTATTGGTCTCGCTCTTAATCTTCGCGCTTATGATTTCGTAAGTCAGGAGATTCGTGCAGCAGAGGATCCTGAGTTTGAAACCTTCTACACTAAGAACATTCTTCTGAATGAAGGTCTTCGTGCTTGGATGGCTCCAGTAGACCAACCTCATGAGAACTTTGTGTTCCCAGAGGAAGTTCTTCCAAGGGGCAACGCACTGTGACCACACAATACCTTCTATACTTGGTTATCTTTGTATTCGCTGCTATCGTTATTTTCACTGAGAATCATGATGATGACGATGACCAAGATGGAGGAATTTTGCAACCTGTTTATTCACAGGGAGGATCTTAATCTCCTATAAAAATAAATAAGGGAGTTCCACAAGAACTCCTTTTTTTATGCTTCTCATACTCATACTTTTTCAACTCTTTGGAATTTTTATGTTTATATTGTCCATCACACAAGACTTATGATATCGTCCACAACTCCATATAAACTCGCAGAAATTATTAGAGATACTTGGCCTGGTCTTTACAGAAAACCAGAACCATCTTATAATGAAGAAAAAGAAATAGAAGATGAAAAAGTATAATGAAGAATATTATTCAGTCATTGAGACCAAGACTGGAAGAAAACTTTTAGACTGTGGTGAAGAGTTTGATGCTCTTGCTATGGTTTCTTTTGATCCACAGAATCGAACTTATACTCGCAATAAGATTCTGATGAGTCCTGTGATTGATGTTGAGATTCCAAAAGCACTTCCAACGAATGAAATTGTGGGTGGCAAGTGGGATGATCCAATTCCAGAAGGTATTGATCCTTATAACCTAAGGGGAAGGCAACCGATGCAACCAGTTAAAAAACTTCCACAAGGTCAAGGGAAACCTGTGGTCGTATGAATAAATAATCGTAAGTCGCAAGTGCTTATGGATCTCTTCGCTTCGCCTCAGCAATACTTGTTCAATCTTAAGACGACAAGTTCAGCAGAAGCAAAACGAATGTGGAGGCGAAGTATAAGAGAGAAATGGGAAAACCGATGTGCCTATTGTGAGTCTGAAGATAATCTCACATTAGACCATATTGTTCCTCAATCAAAAGGTGGGTCTGATACTACAAGAAATGTAGTTGCTTGTTGCCATTCTTGCAATCAATCTAAGGGACATACTCCTTGGGAAGAATGGTATTATAATCAGGATTTCTTTTCATATGATAACTATGAGAAGATTAAAAATTGGATGAAACCAGAAGCACCTACAAATCTTTACGCTTATCGCCCAAGAAGGAATAATGCAAGTTGAATAAATATATGAGGCAGTACATACTGCTTTCTGGTAGATACCGCATATTATAAATGGGAACTCCGATTAGGATTAAACGCTCTGCTGTACCTGGAAAAATACCAGCACAAGGAGCCCTACAATACGGCGAATTAGCCTATAATCTTAATGATGCAGAACTCTATGCTGTAAGAAATAGAGTAGGTATCGGATCAGAAGTAGTAAGAATTGGCTCAGGTACAACAGTTACAAATATTTTATATGTCACAAAAGACGGAAAAGATACAAACACAGGATTCAAACTTGGAGACGCCAAAGCAACAATCGCAGGAGCAGTTGCAATCTCAACAACAGGAACAGTTATTAAAGTTGCTGCTGGATCTTATATAGAAAATAATCCTATTAAACTTCCACCACAAGTTAGTATTGTTGGTGATAGTTTAAGAGAGGTTTCAATTACCCCACAAAATCCTGGCGATTTATTTCACGTTGCTCCTGGAAATTACATTACTGAAGTTTCATTCACTGGAGCATCAACTGGTGGTGGTGCAATTGTAGCATTTGACCCAGATACATTAAGATATTTTAATCAATCACCTTATATTAGAAACTGTACAAATTTCATTCCCGATAGTATTGGAATGAAGATTGATGGCAATCACGCTCTTGGACCACTCAAGAGTATGGTTACTGATTCATTTACGCAATATAATAGTGCTGGAGTTGGTGTTTCAATTACGAATGAAGGATATGCTCAGTTAGTATCTCTGTTCACAATTTGTCCAAATATTGCTGTTTATTGTTCTTCTGGTGGTGCTTGCGACCTTACAAACTCTAACTCATCTTTTGGTAATTATGGTTTAGTTTCTGATGGTGTTGGGCAAAGAAAATATACTGGAATACTTTCAACCTCTAGTGATGTTAATGCTGATACATTCAGAGTAGCATTTAATAATCCAACATTTAATGTAACTAATGCAACGTATACTAATACGACTGGTATTGTAACGATTACCACTGACAATGAGCACGGATTCGATGTTGGTGTGGGTGTTTCAATATCTGGTCTTAATTTTACTTGCCCTTCTGGACCTGGAATTGTAACATATCCAAGTGGAAATAATGGTTATGTCTTTACAGTATTAAGTACACCAACAACATATACTTTTAGTGTTAATGTTGGAACTTCTACTTTACCTCATACTTATAACTCTGGTGGAACTGCAAAACTAAATCTCATTCGCCCATTTGACGGACAAGTAATTTATTTTGATACATTATATTACACTGTTGGAAAAATTACTGTTGGATCTGGTGGAACTGGATATCTTACCACTCCAACAGTTACGATTCAAGATCCAAGTACAGTTTCAACTTGGGGAGTTGCTGCTCAAGCAGTTGCGGAAATTAGTGATGGAAGTGTAGTTGATTTTGAAATTGTTTCAAGTGGTAGAGGATATACTTCAGTTCCAACGATTACAATTAGTGCTCCAGATGTTGGAATAAATACAGCAACTGCTACTATACAATTAACGCCTTCATATTATACGATCCAAAGTTCTACTCCAATTTCTGCAGGTGTTTGTACAATTACAACAAATGAAAATGTGCCATATGTTGTGGGTGCTGGTGTTTCAATTCCATTCTTTAAACAAAGTAGAATTTTAGCTTCTGGGCATTCTTTTGAATATATTGGTTCAGGAACAGATATTACAACTGCTCTTCCTTTTGCTGGTGGTGTACCAATTCAGGACAATGAAGTTGATATGAAAAATGGCGGTCTGGTTGTTTACACAAGCACAGATCAATCTGGTAATTTCAGAATTGGTGAGGGTGTAGCAATTAATCAGACAACAGGAACTATTTCCGGTACGTTCTATTCTAAGAGTTTGTTCTCAACAATGACACCATTCATTCTAGCATTAGGAGGAGACTAATAAAATGGCTTTACCATTAAACGTATTTAAAACAATTACTAAAGTAGCAACTGCAAGTACAGTTGGAATTTATACGGCACCAACTGGTTATTCTGGTGTTGTACTGTTAGCACAAGCAGCAAATATTGACACTGCAACTCATACAATTTCTTTTTCACATAAGAGAACAGTCTCAGGAATTGCAGTCACAACGGAGATTGTTAAGGATTTATCAGTGCCTGGAAATGATTCAACAGATTTGCTATTTGGAAAATTAGTTCTTGAATCTGGTGATGTTCTTCAGTTATCGGCAGATAGTTCAAATATTAAGTTTATTGGTAGCGTTCTAGAAACACTTAACTAAAATGTCAAAGTTTCTTTCCGGCAGACAATCACAACTAAACGTAGGAGTAACTTCAAGTACTGAAAGTAAAACAGTATTACAGGTTACTGGAAAAGTCGGAATTGGAACGACAAATGCTGGAAGTAGAAGTTTATATGTAATTGGTGATATACAAACAACAGGTGTTACCACACTTGCCTCTGCTGGTGGAATTACGACCACTGGTGGAGACCTTTATGTTGGTGGTGATCTTTATGTTGCTGATGATTTAGTCTTTGATGAACTAACTGCCCGTAATGCGAATCTTACTGGTATTCTTACGGTACGAAATGCCAATATCACAGGCGTTGCAACAATCGGTCGTGTTGTTTCTGCTGCTACATCATTTTCTCAGTTGCAAGTCAGTGGTATTTCCACATTCAATAATGGACCTGTATTCATTGGATCTGGTACAACAACGGGAACAGCATCACAGAGACTTCAAGTTACTGGTGGTGCTTATGTTTCTGGTGCGGTTGGTGTGGGAACCACAAATCCAAGAGGGACCTTAGATGTAATTGGTACTGTTGGAGTTCAGGCAAGTGGCTCTTCTAATCGCTTTGAGATACAGCATAATGCTGCTCTTAACTCTCTAGACTTTATCTTTATCTAATGAATACAGTAGCTAGATTACGCTCTGATGGTGTTCTCTTTACAAATCTATTTGATGAGTTTTCTTCGCCAAGTAGAAATGTGAGTGTGGACCAGTATGGAGTTTTTTACTCCAATACAATGAAGGAGGGAATATTTTCCGAATTGACTAGCAATGCACCTATGAGAATTGTGAATAATAAAGATTTGAGAGTTTATAATTATTTTGATGAACTAACTGGTGTAAGTGATGTAACTCCTCCTAATCCATAAATTGTTAGTCATAATGCGGCAAATAAATAACCTTATATAAAGAAATAAGATGGCACTACTTAAGACTAATACTGGTATAGGTACAACCAATCCAACTTCTTCTCTACACGTTATTGGAGATGTATTAGTTACTGGTGTAGTTACATCTACGACATTTAACGGAAATATTAACTCTGGGGTTGGCACTATTGTCAATCTGACCAATACTAGACTAACAAGTGGTGTTGGTACTATCACAACCTTTAATAGTAATACTGCGACAATTCTTGATATTGATAATTTGAGAATGTTGAGTGGTATTGCCACCATCACTCAAATCAACGCTACAACAATTGTTTCTACTAATAATGATTTTGATCATTTAAATGCTAATTTTGGAAATATTGATGTAGGTATTGTAACTGATATTTCAGGAACAAGACTGAATTATACTGGTGTTGGTACTATTACGACTCTTAACACCAATACTGCAACAATTCTTGATCTTAATAATTTAAGAATGGTGAGTGGTATTGCCACAATCACCACTCTGAATAGCACTAATATTACTTCAATTAATTCTGATTTTACTAATCTGAATGCCAATAATGCCAATATTGATGTCGGTATCGTAACTGATATTTCTGGTACAAGACTTAACTATACTGGTATCGGTACAATTACAAATCTAGATGTTACTAGAGAAGTTGTTGGTACTAGCACGATTACCAATCTTTATGCATCGAATGGTTATATTAATGTTGGTGTCGTAACAGACCTCACAAACACAAGACTTTCAAGTGGTATCGCTACAATTACTACTTTAGATAGTTCAACTGGTACAATTAATAATCTAACCAATAATCTTCTGAACAGTGGTATTGGTAGTATCGCTACATTATATTCTACCAATGCTTATATTAATAGTGGAATTATAACTAATATCAGTGGCACAAATTTGAATTATACTGGTGTTGGTACGATTACCACACTGAATAGCACTCAGACTAATCTAACCAATCTGAATGTTTCTGGCATCAGCACTCAGAATATTGTAAGGGCGTCTACGCTGAATGTTTCTGGTGTTTCTACATTCAACGGAGTTCTTAACGCCGATAGTGACGCATATTTAAGAAGTAATGTATATATTGGTTCGGTAGGTAGTGAAGGAGTATTATTTGAAAATCTAGGAAATATATTCTTAAGGTCTTCAAGTAATATCTTCTTACAAGATACTGGTGGTAGTCAATATGCTGCATTTATTAATGGTGCAGAAGTAAGACTCTACTATGGAAACTCTAAGAAACTTGAGACCACAGGTTATGGTGTTACAGTTTATGATACTCTTGAAACTCCATATTTGAATGTATCTGGTGTTGGTACAATTACTAATTTAGTATCTACCAACTCAGACTTTATTAATCTGAATGCCAATAATGCCAATATTGATGTCGGTATCGTAACTGATATTTCTGGCACCAGACTTAATTACACTGGTGTTGGTACAATTGCAACATTAGATACTGATACTGCCACTATCAATAATCTATCTAGTGATTATATTAATGTTGGTGTTGCTACTGCTGCAATTCTAAACAGTGGAATTGGTACAATTACCAATCTGAATAATACTTTCCTTAATGTAAGTGGTGTCGCTACAATTACCACTCTGAATAGCACTAATATTATTTCAACTAATTCTGATTTTACTAATCTGAATGCTGATTATGGGTATATTAGTGTAGGTGTCGTAACTGATATTTCTGGTACAAGACTTAACTATACTGGCGTTGGCACTATTGCAACTTTAGATACCACAAATGCTACAATTGATTATCTTACAAATACTGATTTAACTGTAAGTGGTATTGCAACAATTCAGAGCCTTGATGTTCAGAGTGATTTTAATGTTTATGATGCAACAGCAACATTTTATAATAATGTTTATATTGCCGGAAACTTAAGCATCGGTGGAACTACATCGGTCATTACTGCCGAAGACTTAAGAGTTCTTGATAAGGAAATTATTCTTGGTATTACAACTAATGCTTTAAATCAAGATGTTTCAACTGATACTACAGCATCTCATGGTGGTATTGCAATTGCTTCTACAGAGGGATATCCATTAGTAGACCTTGCTCTTGTGGGATTCAGTAGTCTCCCAGCAACTTATAAACAGTTAATGTGGGTTGCTAAAAACTCTTATGGAGTTGGAACCACTGATGCTTGGATGTTTAATTATGCTGTTGGTATTGGTTCAACTCTGGTCCCTAACAATGTGAGACTTGCAGTTGGTAATGTACAAATTACTGATAAGCAAATTAATGCAGATACTTTTGAGGTTTCAAGACTTTCAAGTGGTATTGCTACATTTACGGGTGCTGATATTGGTAATCTACATTCTAATAATTTATTCTCTCAGTCAGGAATTATTACTGATTTAAGTGGTAATAGATTAAATTATACTGGGTTTGGTACAATTACCAACTTGTATAGTGCGAATGCTTATGTTGATAGTATTGTTTCTAATGTTGGATTTGTAACTGCCTTTACTGCCGAAAGATTGAATATCACTGGGGTAGGCACAATTGCAACATTTAATAGTACTACTTCTACAATTACAAACCTGAATGTAACCAATTCATCATTCTCAAATGTAAATGTAAATAATCTTTATGCAGTTACTGGTATTGTTACTACACTTACTAGTAATCATTCGACACTAGAGAATATTAATTCTAGTGGAATCAGCACTCTTAACATTGTAAGAACTAATACTATTAACTCTAGTGGTGTTGTAACTGCACCTACATTTGTTGGAGACTTACTTGGTGTAGCAAATTATGCTCACGTAGCAGGATTCTCTACGTTCTCTGGATATGCTAACGTATCTGGATTCTCAACATTCTCTGGATACGCTAATGCTTCTGGTGTATCTACGTTCTCTGGATACTCTGATACTTCTGGGTTCTCTACGTTCTCTGGATACGCTAATGCTTCAGGTGTATCTACATTCGCCAATTACTCCAATAATGCGGGTATAGCAACTTACGCTTGGACTGCAGGAGTCTCAACTTACTCGGGAGTTGCTGGTGTATCAACAAGTGTAGATGGTGGAAACGCAAATGTATCACAATTAAATGTAACTGGAGTCTCCACTCTTGGATTTGCAACTGTTTCATCATTATATGTTGTAGGATTCACTACTATTGGTCAAGTACAAATTAATCCATCTGGAATTATAACTTCCTCAAATCCTGGAGTTACAACAGTCAAATATTATGGTGATGGATCTAATCTGATTGGTGTTAATGCTTTTAATGTTATCAGTCAACCACTAACATCAAGCACCGTATATCCAACATTTGCAACGAATGCTGGAGTATCTTCTGTTGGAATATCTTCAACTCAAATTGCATATATTCCATCATCAAATTATTTTGGTATAGGAACAACTAACCCAGGATATAATTTAGAAATCGTCGGCAATGCTAGAGTTTCGGGCATTACTTCTGTTACTAATCTCCAAGTCTATGGAAATGTAAGTGCTGGAAATACGACAGGAAACGATGGTCAGTATCTAAGATCCACTGGTATTGGAGTTACCTGGGATTCATTCCCAACATTGAGAACAACAGGAATTACAACTGCAATTTATGGTCAGACAGTATTTAACTTTGCTTATAACGTCGGATTTCTTGATGTCTATGTAAATGGTGTAAAATTAACAAGTAGTGAATATGTTGCCAATAATGGCGCAAATGTTACTCTTGTTTCGCCAGCTTTTGAAAATGATATTGTTGAATTTGTTTCATATAACACATTAAGTACTGGATCTGGTAGCGGAGGAGGGGGATCTATATCGCTAGATAATTTAACTGACGTAGTAATTACAAATCCTCAAGCTGGGGAAGTTTTAGGATTTGATGGAACTTATTGGATTAATGATTATACATTTACAACTACGACGGCAACAGTATCACAAGTACCCATTCATACAATTTCTTCAACTGATTATCGTTCTATCGAATATATGATTCAAGTTACAAATGGTGTTAATTACCATTTGACAAAAGTATTAGTTCTTCACAATGGAACTACAGCATATAATACTGAATATGGAACTATCTCAACGGGACCTGTTCTCGCTACATTTGACACTGATATATCTGGGGGAGCAATTAGACTTCTTGCGACACCATATAGTTCTTCAACAATGACTTACAAGATTAAGTTTACTGCAATTAAGGCATAATAAATACCTAAAAACCAACGGGGGAAAGTGAACCTGTGGCCAATCAAAATTTTAAAGTCAAAAATGGACTTGAAGTAGGAACTGGCGTTACTATTAGTAGTGGTATTGTGACCGCCACAACTTTTAGTGGAAACTTTAGTGGAAATGCAACATCATCCACTTATGCTACAACTGCAGGCATAGCAACTTATGCAACCTCAAGTGGCATTTCTACTTATGCTACAACTGCAGGCATAGCAACTTATGCTTTGACTGCCGGAGTTTCTACAAATGTCATTGGTGGTATAGGTTCGATTACACAACTCCAAGTATCTGGTGTCACTACATTCCAAAACAATGTATATCTTGGTGATAACGATTTCATCTATTTTGGTGATTCTAGCGACTTATATATTGGACACAATGGATCTGTTAGTGCAATTGCAGATTCTGGAACTGGAGACCTTTATATTGCAGGTGATAATAGTCTTATTGTTACAGACCTTTCATATGCCGAAAATAAAGCAAAATTCAACACAAATGGTTCAGTAGAACTTTATTTTGATAACTCAAAAAAATTTGAAACTACTGGATATGGTGCAACTGTTTATGGAACTTTATCTGTTAATGATAATATTGGTATAGGAGTTACAAATCCACAAACGAAACTTCAGATTAGTGGAGTGTTGGGATTTGGTGCAACTAATAACATAAGAATTGGCGATAGTACTACTGGTCCTGTTATTACTAGTGGTACTAGTAATATCTTTATTGGTCCTAATGCAGGAGCCGTTAATAGTAGTGGTGCTACTAATATCTTTTTAGGTCTTTACGCAGGATTTAACAACCAAACTGGAAGTAATAATGTCTTCCTTGGACAACAATCGGGATACTTCAACACTGCATCTTCTAATAGCTTCATTGGTTTTTCCGCAGGACAGAACAATAGTAGTGGAGGTTCTAATAGCTTTTTTGGTGTTGCTGCTGGAGTTAGTAACCAAACTGGAAGCAATAATGTTTTCATTGGAGCTAGAAATGGTATTTCAGCATCAGCATCTTATAAAGTTATAATTGGTAGTGGATACCTTGCTAATTATTTTGACTCTCCAGACACCACTAAAAGTAATCAATTTGCAGTTGGTATAAGAACTGATGCTAATGATAGTAAGTATTGGTTAGTTGGCAATGAGAACTTTAATATAGGCATAGGAAGCACAAATCCAACATCAAAACTTCACGTTGTCGGTAATGTAAATATTTCTGGCGTTTCTACTGCAACTACTGTAAATGATTCTAGTGGAAATGTTCGTGCAGTTCCACAAAACGCTCAAACCTCTGCATACATTCTTGCTGCATCAGATGTTGGAAAGCATATATCTATTACCACTGGCGGAGTTACAGTTAACTCTGGCATATTCAGTGTAGGTGATACATTGTCTATATACAATAATTCCGCAAGTAACCAAACAATTACTCAAGGAACTTCTGTAACAATGTATCTTGTTGGGACTGCAACAACTGGAAATAGAACTCTGGCACAAAGAGGTGTTGCTACTATTCTTTGTGTTGCATCTAATACATTTGTAATTATGGGAGGAGGATTAACATAATATGTCTATACTTCAAAACTTTTTTGTAACAACAGTCACCACATCACCAGTATCGGTTGAAGTCCTTATGATGGCAGGCGGTGGAGGAGCTTTGTCTGCGTTCGGGCAGGTCGGCGCCGGCGGTGATGATAGTTGGTTTAGTAGTTTTCGCTATGGTGGAGGTGGAGGAGGTGCTGGTGGGTTATATATTTACTCAGCAACTTTAAATCCTGGAACTAATTCTACTGTAACAATTGGTGGAGGAGGAAGTGGAAGTGCTAATGGAGGTGTAACTTCATTTACGGGTGCTACTAATGCTGTTGGTGGTGGAGGTGGTTCTGGTGCAGCACCTGGAGCCATATCTGGATTATCTGGTGGATCTGGCGGTGGGGGAAGAAGTGGAGGAGGGGGAGGAAGTGGAACATCAGGGCAGGGTAATTCTGGTGGTGGGTCTACTGGAACCTCTCCAAATTTTAGTGCAGGTGGTGGAGGAGGAAAAGGTAGTGCTGGATCTGCTGGAACAAGTCCAAGTACTGGTGTTGGAGCAGGCGGTGCCGGAGGTTCAGGATATAATTTAGCAACTTTTAGAGGCGGTAGTTCTTCGACAGTTGCATTTGGTGGAGGTGGTGCCGGATCTGGCAATACTAGTGGAGGTGCTTTAATTGGTCTTAATGGTGATGGATCAACGACCAGTTCACCTGCTGCTAATACAGGTGGTGGTGCCAGAAATTCTAATACTAATGGAGCTACCGCATCAGGAGGATCTGGAAGAGTCATCGTAAGATATGCTGGGACAACTACAAAAGCAACTGGTGGAACAATTACCACCGCAAATGTTTCTGGAACCGATTATGTGATTCACGACTTTACCGCTGGTGGAACCTTTACTGTAAATTAATAATAACAATGGCACATTTCGCAGAACTAGATCAAAATAATGTAGTAACGCAAGTTATTGTCATTTCAAATGATGATATTCTTGATGAAAATGGAAATGAATCCGAAGAAGTAGGTATTCAGTTTTGTAAAAACTTATATGGTCAAGATAAAAACTGGGTACAAACATCTTATAATAACAAATTTAGATATAAGTATGCTGCGATAGGAGATACTTATGATGAACAGTATGATGCATTTGTTCCTGATGGTTATTCATATAATGAAGAATATAAAAGATTTTTACCTCCTATTCCTCCACAACCATATTCACTTTGGTGGTATGATCCAGATAGATTAAAATGGAGACCACCATTTCCAAAGCCTTGGGATACTTATCAATACGAATGGGATGAATCTATTTCAAATTGGAGACAAGTTGAAGGATCAGAAGGTGAAAGATTCTGGACTCTTAATATGGAGCAACCAGAATTTGACAGAAGGTATTAAAAACATTATAATGATTTGAATAGATGATATATTATGGAAAGAAGAATTAATATTCTAAAGGATCCATTCCCACATTTAATCATTGAGAATTTTTATACTGAAGAAGAACTAGAATTAATTTGGGAAGAATTAAAGTTTCTAACCAAACCTGGAAAATTATATGACCCTGGACATAATCACGGGGCTTGGAATTTTGAAAAACAAGAATATATGACAAAATCCAGATCTTTACAACTGGATGTTGCATATGCGGATAAAAATCTTTCTAATATCATAACCGTCACACAAAAATTATTCAATCACGGATTTTTGAATATTTTTTATGATAAGTTTCCTCAAAATAAAAAAATTCTACACTCCAATTATTGTATAACAAAAGCAAGATATTATCACAATGGCGATTATTACGAACCACATACTGATATCAGACACGACTTTTTAGCGTTTAGTTACTTTCACAAAGAACCAAGAAAGTTTTCTGGCGGAGAACTTTATTTTCCAGAGTATGGTGATTATGAGTTTCAGTGTATGAATAATAGTTTAATTCTATTACCATCATATGTTGAACACGGAGTTAAAAATGTATCAATAGAAGATACTGATTATTATTCTGGTTATGGAAGATATTGCATATCTCACTTTTTTGGAATACACAATGATGGTATAAGAACAAATGAGCAAAACTAATATTCATCAAATATATCATACCTCTCATTGTGGTTCAACTTTAATGGCAACATTACTGGCAAATTCCACAATTGTGTATGCCGAACCATCTTGGATTTATAATCTCATACAGAATGATAAACTTGTTGAAGAATTAACTAACAATACAGTTATAAAGTTTCAAAGTTCCTTATGCCACTATTCTGGACATCTTTCTGGAAAAAAAGTATTCTTGTATAGGAAACTAAAGCATCATTTATATAAGATTAAGACATCAAATTATACTGATAATATAGTATCTACAAAGTATGAGTATCATCTACATCATTGCCATCCATCATTAAAAGAATATCAGTTTCATACTGATTTAGAAAAAATTGCTTTTATATGGTTGAATATCATTCAATGGATAAGTGAGACTCCCGATATCTTATGGATAGAAACAAATTCTTTTTTGAGTAGCAAGAAAGAAACTATGGATATTGTTTGTGATTACTTTGAAATTGACCGAGTAAAAAACTTTGACCTTTCCAATTTCTATGTGAAATCATTTGGTCTTCTTGGGAAAGAAAGCTCAATTAATGAAGCAGTGATTCCTCATTTGGGAGAAGTAAAAACCTTATATCCATCTTATGGAATCGTTGAAGATGATTTGATTATGTTTGATAATGAAATCAACAGTATAGTTTCTTGGGTTGGTAGTAGTTTTCAGAAATTAAAAAAAATTATAGAGTGACGTTTTACAACCCTAATAAATAACTACAAAGTTTAATATCTGATGGCAAATAATAGGGAGCTATCGCAACTAGGGTCGTTTACGATAGTTAATGATATCAATGGAAACATTGGTATTGCAACTACAGCAGCTCCCTCTGTAGGTATAGGAACCACAAATCCCCAGGCAAAACTTCACGTAGTTTCTGATGCAATCATCGGAGAACTAAAGATTACAAGCGCAGGAATTGTAACTGCAAATAATCCTGGTGTAACAACTGTCAAATATTATGGTGATGGATCAAATCTAATTGGCGTTAATGCCTTTAATGTTGTTGGGCAACCATTAAATTCTAATCCAGTTTATCCAACATTTGCATCAAACATTGGTGTAACTTCTGTAGGAATTGCAAGCACACAAGTTGCTTATATACCAAACTTTGGATTCTTGGGTATTGGGACAACAGGACCAACTCAAAGATTAGATGTCTTTGGTAATTTAAGAGTTCGTGGTGGAATTTATGATTCTACTAATAGTGCTGGAAACTCTGGTTATGTTTTAAGTTCAAACGGTGCAAATATTGTTTGGACAAGCGCGGGTGGAATTGGAATCGTAACCAACGCTGCAGGATTAAGTGGTCAGTTACAATTTAATAGTGTCGGTATATTTTCTGGAACAAATCAAGTTTGGTATGATGTAACAAGTGGAAATCTTGGTATTAATACTCAATATCCAAGATCCGATTTTGATGTTATTGGTGACACAGAACTTGAAAGAGTTAGAATTACTGGTGTCACCACAATTGGTCAGGTTAGGATTACGACATCTGGTATTGTAACTTCTGCAAATCCTGGAGTTACGACAGTTGTTTATTATGGTGATGGTTCTAATCTTTTTGGTGTAAGTGCTTTTTCGGTTATAAATCAACCGATTGCAACTGATATTGTATTTCCAACTTTTGCAAATAACACTGGGGTAAGTTCGGTCGGAATTGCAACGACTGGAACAAACAGTTTTGTTTTCAGACCATCAACTGGAAATATCGGTTTAGGAAGTACTCAACCATCTTATAAGGTAGATGCTGTTGGGGATATAAATATCACAGGAGCTTATAGAGTCAGCGGCAGAAGCGTTTTGGATGACGCTTTGATTTATTCAATCGTATTCGGATAGTATAAATGGCAAATACGTTTAAACTAGCAACTAAAGCAAACGTTGGAGTTACAAGTGTTGGCATTTATACTGCGCCCTTAAATGCAACTTCGACAATTATTGGGATTACACTAGCAAACATTAGTGGGTCTGGAATTAATGTAACTGTAGGAATTGCCAGAACTCTTGCAGATGATGTAAGTATATTGAGAAACGTGCCAATTCCTCAAGGATCATCTCTTGAGGTTATGCAAGGTAATAAAATTGTGCTAGAGCCAAGCGATAGCATCACTGCAAAAAGTGATGTAACTGCAAGTCTTGATGTAGCAGTCACTCTGTTGGAGATGACCTGATATGGGACTTACCAAAGTTAGTGGTGATGTAATTCAGGGAACTATTAATGTTGGTGTTGTTACTGCGACAAGAATTGATGGCGATATAAACGGTAATGTAAATTCAACGGGAGTTTCTACTTTCTCTACACTTAAAGTAGGAGCATCTGTTAATATTAATAGTGGTATTGTAACTGCCACAACTTTCAGTGGAAACTTAACAGGAAACGCAACTGGTCTTTCAGGAACTCCAAATATTACTGTTGGTGCCATTACCGCTGCGAGCGCAGTAATTACTGGAAATGCAAGTATCAGCGGTATTGTAACTGCTACAACCTTTAATGGAAATGTAAACTCTACTGGTGTTACGACTACTGCAACTTTAAGAGCAACAAGTATTGTAGGTGTAAACACTGTCGGTGTTGTTACAGTTTATGCCTCTGGTTCATTGCAAACCAACAGTATAGTTCCAGTAGGGGGCATTCCAGCAGGTGCGAGTGGTGGGGGTATTATACAGTGCGTTCAAACAGTAAAGACTGATACTTTTAGTACCTCAGGTTTTTTATGGGCGGACGTTACTGGTTTAAGTGCTACAATTACTCCCAGAAGCACTAGTAGTAAAATTATGATAATGGTTGATACTAAGGTTGGTAGTGATAATGATTATGGCGTAAATCTTAGACTTGTTAGAGATTCTACTGCAATATATCTTGGAGATTTAAATGGAAATAGACTTCGAGTTAGTAGTTGGGTAAGCACATATTCTAATGCATCAACAACTCGCGGATATAATATGACTTCAGTTGCATTAAACTACTTGGATTCTCCATCAACGACAGCAGCAACAACTTATAAAATTCAGTTATCTTCTTATACTGGTAGTGGTCCAGCATATATTAATAGGACTCATCAATGGCAGCAAGGTGGCGCATCTGGTTATGATGGATGTCCACCATCGTCTATTACATTAATGGAGGTATCAGGATAATGGATATACAAAGAGCTTTACTATCATTAAGACCAGGAGCAAGTTGGGCTTGTAATGGAGAAACTTACGAAGGTCTAATCTGGCATAATGATAATGAATTTCCAAAACCCACAAAGGAAGAAGTAGAATCAAAGATAGAAGAACTGAAATCAGCAGAACCAATGAGACTTCTTCGTATAGAAAGAGACCGTCTCATTTCGGAAACTGATTGGTGGGTTCTTCCTGATAGAACTCCAACACCAGAACAGTTAAGTTATCGTCAAGAATTGAGAGACCTTCCAGACACTGCGACTCCAATTCTAGACCATACAAGTCGTTTAGGTATCTCTGGTGTTGATTGGCCAGAAAAACCAAACTAAATACCTAAAAAGCTCCTATGAGTTATCTTGGCAACCAACCCGCAACTGGAGAAAATAATTCGTTCAAGATTCTTGACGATATCACATCATACACACTGACGTTTGATGGTAGTGATTCGAGTATCATTTCGCTTGCTAATGATACAATTACATTAAACAATCACCGATTTGTTACTGGACAAAGAGTTACCTATAGTACTACTGGAACTGCAATTGGTAACTTAATTTCAGGTAGTGTTTATTATATTATCAAATATGACCAGAATAGCATTCAACTTGCATTAAGTTATGTCAATGCATTGTCTGGAACTTATATACAAATCACTGGACCTGGAGTAGGAACAAATCATACATTTAACGTTGCTTTTGATGGAATTAATACAAGATTCAAAGCAACTTATGATAACGGCACCAAAGCACAGATGACTCGTGCTGCCCAACTTCAAATCTCAATTAATGGTGTTATTCAGCAACCAAATGATACATCGACACCAGCAAATGGATTTGGTATTGATGTAGATTCTGTCATTATATTTTCAACAGCACCATTAGTCACTGATGTTTTCTGGGGAAATCTGGTTGCAAATAATTTCCCAACCTTTGATATTGCAGATAACACTGTTGATAGTTTCACTGGTGA